TGGAGAGAGGCCAGTTTATCACTTATGACAATCTTATGGCATGTGAAGAAGACTATGAAATATATGATGAGACCGGTGAGGTATGTTTTGGAGGCATTGACTGGGGCAAGGCACATGACAGCACGGTGTTGACTATTGTAGATGTTGACCACAAAGTGATAGGTTGGTACGACTGGATTGGAGATGATTACAACACTCAGCTTGAACAGATTGCAGACATCATCAAAAGGAAATACAGGAACTTAAAGATACTATCTTGTGATAGTACCGGCAATCAAGACATGGGGGTTGACAACTTGCGTGCCATAATGAGGAAACATGGAATTGGAGCTATTGTGAGTGGAGTAAGTTTTAACAGTTTGACAAAGGACAACATGTATAAAAACTTGTCAAGGCTGATGCATGGGGTTAAGGTTGGCGGAGAACTTGTTGAAAGGCCTAAGTTGAAGTTTCCAAAGAGGGGAAACATAAAGCACAAGGACAGGTTTATGAGAGAGTTCCTAGACTTGCAGAAAGAGATAAAGAACGACAAGTGGTCTTGTCATCATCCCGACGGACCACAATACCATGACGATTACACTGACAGTCTCGCTTTGGCATGTTTCCCATTCAAGCCGAACGTGATACCAAACAACAGGAGGTTTTTAATAGGATGATGCGAAGTGGAAGTACGGGCAAAATTAAGACCTGTCAAAGGTGTGAAAGGGATTTTAAGAAAGATGAAGACAGATACAGGATTGGTTTTGGTTGTGAGAAGGAGGTAGTGTGTGGAGATTGCTTTAGCACACATTACAACATTAAAGACTGAAATTATATGTTTTAAAACAAACGTTTAAAACGTTATTTAAAAATGAGGTAACTACAATGGCAGAAGAGAATAAAGCACTTAAATTCTACATAGCTAAGGAAGATACAAGAGGCCTGTTAGATGATATTAATGGAACTGACAGTTTCAAGTCACTTGTAAACAGAAGGCCAACAAAGTTTCCAGATGATATTGGAGAGATGCATTTGTTTGACATGGGCATGACTGAGGAGTTGTGTGTCAAGTTTGGTTTTGTTGGGGCTATTGTTGACAGAGTGATGGAGTATGTTTGGGGTCCAGGATTTGGCGTTAAGTGTGAAGATGAGAATGCTTTGCAGATAATTAATGACTGGAACAGAGAGACGCAATTTCCTGTATTGGGACGAAAGTGGCTTAAGGACGGACTGGTAAAAGGAATTGGCTGTTTGGAGCTAGGCGGAGCAAGTACTGGTCCAATACAAGGCATTAAGGTTCTTGATTCTAAATACATGTATGTGAAGAGAGACATCATGGGCAATTTACTTCAAGTGACTCAACTAACTAAAACATTTCCAAAAGACAACTTTGATTTTTCTAAACTACAAGAAGGCAAGGATTATGTGACTTGGAAAGGCAATGAAGTAAATAACATTATATTCTTACCTATCAATTCAATGGGAGATATGTTTTATGGATATGGAATAATTTATCCAAATCTAAATTCGATAGACAACTTCCTCATGGCTAACAAGGACATGCACACAATACTCAAGAGAAAGGCAGGAACGCCTTACCACATTAAGATGGGTAGCATGGAGAAAGAAATTTATCCAGATGCGGCTGCTGTAGCTGACATGGGGCAGAAACTAACTTGGCTCGAATCAAGGACAGAATGGGTTACTGGACCAGACATTGAAATTAAATGTGTTGATTTTGGTAATACAAGCGACAAGTTTCAATTTCCAATTGACAATGATATGAAGATGATATTCCACGGGTTCCAAACACCAGAGACGGTAGCTGGGTCTGCAGTTAGTACTGGACTAGGGAGCAGTGTGGGGACTGAACACGGTGATGCGTTTGACAGGCACATTCAGTCAATCCAAGAAGAGATTGAAAAGGTTATTGAAACTAAAATTTACAAGAGACTATTGGCAAGTTATGGATATGCCAATGTTCCAGTTGAAATTGTTTGGGGTGAAGATACAGACGAAGACAAATGGAATAAGATAAACAACTTGAAGAACTTGTTGATGAGTTTATCCAATCCTGCTTTGAGGGAACAAGTTGAGAGAGACATTGCCTTAACATTGGGATATGAGGAAGACATGTTTGAAGAAGGTTTAGTGAGGCAGAAGAAGGAAGAGGAAGAGGAGAAGAAGGCTTTTGCAGATGGAGCAGGACAAAAGCCAGGATTTTTTAAAAACGTTTTACAAAAGCTTACTGGACAAAACATTACTAAGGTGAGAGAAGTTAAGTTAGTTGACATCCCAGAAGACATATTTAGAGACTATGTTTTGACGGAGTGGGTTGGCTTTAGTTATCACAAATATGTTAAATACATTGACGAAGAGATTGACAAGGACAGGTTTACTGACTTAGCCGCAATGAGTGCTAGGGAATATGAAGTAGGATATTTGACTGAGAACCAAGTAAACAAACTTAAGGTAGCTTTGAAGGAAACATTTAACAAAGGACATGGAATTAAAATGTTGTCTTCAACATTGTTGAACAAAAACATTATTCCTGATTTGTACGCTTTGGCAGAAGACGGAACAAAATCTTTAATAATGTCAAGAGATGTTAGGAGTTTAATGGTAGCTAGGACTGAGACTATTAGGATGGCAAACCAAGGAGCTTTGGCTAATTACAAGGAGAACAATGTGAGAGAGGTTAGCTTTACAGCCGCGTTAAGTGATAGAACTTGTGAGGAATGCATGTCATTGGATGGAAAGGTGTTTGAGATTTCTAATATACCCCCAGATGCACTAATACCTGTCCATCCAAATTGCAGATGTACTTATATTCCTGTAATTAGAGGGTAATAAAATGATATTGGACAACACTTATATTTTAGAAGTGTTAGACGGAAAACCTACAATATTAAATACCGAATTAATAAATGGTGAATTGTGTTCATTGATTGTTAGAATACTGGGCGGAGAAAACAACACATATGGAATAAAATTAAATTTAATAAATATGTCAGACATTGTTTTATTTGATGAACCAAAAATTATTGGGAATTTGTATGTGCTATTAGGAAATGACAGATACAATGTGAATAAAAGAAATTATGAATTACCCACTAAATGGGTATTGAATGACAATTTACAAATTACATTGCAAAATGTTAAAAATATTAAAGTTGAAATAAAATTGAGAGTTAAACAATGAGTCAACATCAAATAGTAAATGGAACAGGCAATGACTTATCAGCAATGAAAGTAAATTCAGATGGCAGTATAAACATAAATGACAATCAACTAACTCAAACTTTTGAATACAATGGTGATAATTTAATTTTATACCAAGGAGAATCATCTCCTGGTACATCTAAAGGTGCAGCAAGTTGGAGAATAAAAAAATTAAGTTATTCTGGAACAAATGTTGTTGATATTCAATGGGCAGACGGGACAAATAATTTTACAAAGGTTTGGAATGACAGAGCGACATATACTTATAGTTAGTCTTATCTTTTTGATAGGATTAAATAGTGTACATTCAGTCAGTTTTAAAACTATTTATAACCCATTCACTTCTAAATTGGATTATTACAACATAGACACAAACCTTACAGATTTAAATGCTTCCTTGAATAATCAATTATCAACTAAACTTTCAAACAATACAGATATTGATGTTAATAAAGCAAATTTTGATGGAACTGTTACTTTCCAAAGTGATACTATATTCTTTGATAACATTACTTTAGTTATGGGAAATATTGTCAATGGAAGTATGAATCCTGCAATAGATAATCTGTTTACTATTGGAAATTCTTCTTATAAATGGAAAAGTGGAAATTTCTCAGGCAATGTTCAAGCAGGAAATATTATTGCAGGAAATGGATATTTTGAAGATACTTCACCAACAGTTACAATAACTCCAACCACAGGAGGAGTTTCTAAAGAAAGTCAATTATATTTATATAGAACAACAGGAGCAGGTACTCAAACACTTTCTGCTTCATTAGTAACTTCCGTATCCAATATCTATTTAAGCAATACAGAAGGAGGAAATTTGTATCTTCGTTCTGTAGGAGGTGGTTATGTTTTACTCAATCCAGCAGGTGGGAATGTTGGTATAGGTACAGCAGTACCTAACGCATTACTTGATGTTAGAGGTTCAGCAACATTTAATGAAGATGGAACAGATTCAGATTTTAGAATTGAAACAGATACTAATGCTAATCACTTTGTAAGTGATGCAGGATTATTTTCTGGAAAAGGAGCATTTGGAATAGGTTCAGCTCCGCTTACTGGGGATAGAGCTTATATCTATTTTGCTCCGCCTACTTTGACTTCAACTGCTACTGCAACTTCTGTAGAACATTTCTTAGCAGACCCGCAGGGTTTAACAATAGATGGTGGAGCAGTTACAACTTCTGCAACTATGATATTGAGAGAGCCAACACTTACACTTGCTAATAGTGGAACTGTAAACGATGCTTACACTTTTGTTATCCAATCAGCTCCAACAGAAGGCACTAGAAATGGAGCTTTGTGGGTTGGGAGTGGAATATCACGATTTGATGGAAGTGTAGGGATTGGAGGTTCTGCTGTTGCAAATCCAGCTTTAAGGCTACAAGTTAAAGGAATTGCAACAGGAGCAGTAGGGCTTCCTGTAACTTCTGGAACAGCACAGAGTGGAAATATTAGATTAAGCACAGGAAGTAATAATGTCCTTGATATGGGAGGAACAGAAGGAGCAGTTGGACAAATGTGGCTTCAAGCAGGTGATGCAACAGATTTAAGTATTGAATATCCTTTATTATTAAATCCCAATGGCGGAAATATAGGTATAGGTGTAACTGCTCCAGATGTTAAACTTGATATTAGTGGGGAAACTAAAATAGACGGAAACCTAAGAATAGAAGGAACTTCATCAGAATTAAGACTAATTCAAGGAAGAAATATTTATGTTAATTCAACAGAAAATTCAGCAGATGCTAATATATTTGTATCACAGGCAGGAGTTGGTGATTTTAGTTCAGAAGCTGGACATCTTATACTACAGCCAAGAGTTCAAGGAACAGTTTATAGAGATATAATATTCGCAAGCGGATTAACAAGAGGAAATTCCATCATGAGAATAACAGGAGAAGGTAATGTAGGTATTGGAACTTCAACTCCCATTTCAACATTAGAAGTAATAGGAACTGCCAATGCTTCTATAATCAAAGGTGGAGATTATTATTCAGGCGATGGAACACAAGGATTTACTGGAAGTTGTGCATCAACAACGACCTTAACAGTCAAAGATGGATTGATTACAGCGTGTGCTTAAATGGAACTCAACAAAGCTCAATTAACAGGAGTAATAAGTTTGATGATGATATTAGGCGGAACTGTTGCAGTAAACAGTATCAAAGATACTTATTATTGTGAAGGAGAAGAAAGTGTAAAAGAGTGTTTAAGATTATCTCCTTCAAATCAAACTTGTTATTGGGCAGATTTGGATTTAAAAGAAACAAGAGATTTATGTAGTGGAGGAACTTGGAATCCAATAACTAATTATATTAGCTTCCCTGTAGTTTCGGATAAGGGACTGCAGTTTAATGTAACAAGACCAATAATTATGACAAATGCAAAAATCACAAAAGATTTAGGAAATGTAAAATATATTGAAGGAACTTGTTATAGTAAGATTCAATGAGGTGATAATATGGTAACGTTAAATGAAGTTTATACACAAGGTTTGAAAGACGGCACATGTCCCCCCTGCCATAAGTGTGAAAAGACTTTTGAACAAATGAAAGAAGAAGGAAATGCTTTTTTAGTTTGTGTTAAGGGAGATATGATTTGTGGAAAGTGTGCAATGGAAATGATGAAGGTTGTTTTTTGTCCTAAGTGTCAACACAACAATACTGGCATGGATAAATTTTGTGGCGAATGCGGAGAGAAGTTAAAATGACATTGTTCAGATGCCCTAGATGCCAGGTACAGGTTTGTGTTTCTGCACATAGTGGAGATTTTGTACATGAGTGTAATTCTGGAAATCTTGTTTTTGACCAAGAGGACGTTCCAATAATAGGTCCGTGGACTGACTATACTGGAAGTGACTTTAGTGTTAGGACAGGTGTGGCAGATGTGCAGTTCCAAAATTTAGGAAACAAAGTGGCTGGGACAGAAGCTTGGGTTAGGGATAACACAAAGGTACCTCCTTTCACAATTAGAGGCAACAATGCTTTGATAAACAGGCAGAGGCAACATCTAGAATATATAGAAGACCCACACCAGCCTATGGGTTGAAATTATATGTTTCAAAACAGATATTTAAATACTTAGTTCTAAAATATATTTTCTATGGATAACACATCTAAAGTCAAAAGAGATTCTTTAGGCAGACAGATTATAGCCGAAAATGTACCTTTACTATTTAATGCGACTGTTGTAGAGGAGAAAAACGAAAGTGAGTGAACAAGTTCTAGTAAAGGAAAATAGCACACCTGTAAGGGAGCAGGTTAGAGTTAGTGGTGTAGCTATTAAGGCTGGGGTTTCTAGAAACAGAATCAAATATACTAATGAGGAACTTGCAAAGTTCGCTCCTACTCTTACAGGCAGACCAATTCTAAAAGACCACAACGCAACAGTTGATAGTGCAGTCGGGTTGGTTGAGCAGGCTATGAGCTATGACAATGGTTTGACTGTATCTTACTGCGCTGTATGCTGTCTGGTCTAGTGTTACCTCAGAAGCTTCTGCAACCAATCTAACCGACATGCTGTTTTCAGTAAGTAGGTTCAAATCGATTGAACTTCCTGGTATGTCACCTGGACCAAAGTACCATCCTGCCTCAGTACGTGGTATTAGTGCCTTTGCTGCTTCATCTATAATCTGGTCATAGATTTTTCTCGGAATAAGCAAACTTCCTTCAGTTCCTAGGCTTGTTGAAAGTAGTTCCTTTACGTATTTTAGTTCTGCCATTTTTGTCACCTCAAGGGTTGATGTACACAAGCGCATATCCGCCACTTGCACCATCACACAATGCTCTTCCTATTTTCTTTCCTGCTGGTCCCCAGTTTGTTGCTGCGTCTGGTACTACACTTGAACCCAATGTGGTTACTGCGTTAGTTCCTTCACATCCAACTGCTGCTCCACCAAATACTGAACCTACACATTGTAAAATAAACACACCACCTAATGCTACTGCGCA